TCTTCAACTGTTTTCTTATCTAATGTGTTGGTTTTACGTTCCTCTACTGAAACAATTTCCCTAATAGGAATTTCTGTAAGGTAAATAAAATCATGACCACCACCATTAAAGTATTCTACTTTATTAGATGTATAGTAGTCAATAAAAGACCTATTGCAATAGGTTTTTATAAGTGCACTGATATGCCCGACGAGAGTGTTTAACTTCGCGTCAGCGGTTGTACTATTGATGTTTGAGTAAGCCTTGTAGTCGCCTAGATCAATTAAGTTCGCCATAGTTCCCCTTTAATACACTTGTAAAAACCTACAACTCCCGTAGGAGTTATAGATTCTACGTTTTAACTAGCAGTTATACGTACGTACCAACAGTTAGACCACCTGAAAGGTTGCCAGCACCAGTACCAGTACCTAAGATAATCTGCTTAAAGCCGAAGCGCTGTGTAGCCACTAAGACACGAGACTGTTTCTCAACATAGTACTCAGACTGTACGTTAAAGCCACGCTGACGAGGCATCAAGAAGTTAGCCTTGTCAACCATAACACCCCAAGTATCGCCTGCAGCAGTACCGTTACTCATCTCTGGAGAGACCATAACAGCCATGCCGTATACTGTACCTACCTGACCATTAAGTTTAGTAGCTTTATCAGCACCAACTAGGTTAACGTCAGAGAACTCGTCATCTTCAAGAAGATCCCAATAAGCGTTCTGTGATACAACACAAGCTAGACCCGCAGTGTTAAGACCATACTTACCTAAAGTACGACGGAGTTTTAGGATATCCTTAGATACGACCTTAGCTCCAGCCGCTACAGTAATTCCAGCTTTAACTGCAACGTTGTTAAGACCCATGAATGGATCACCTGCGCCAGTATCGCCGTTTAGGAGTTGCTCCTCAACTTTACGAGCGTGTCCACGTACTAGAGAGTCTTTAAGTAAAGGCATCATAGCTATGATAGAGTCTTCATCGAACTCGTCAATCATAAATGTCTTACTAGCCATCTTAGCAGTTGTTAAGTAGATTTCACTCAACGTAACAGTCTTCTCAGAGCCAGTAGTAGCGTCAGTACCATAAGTACCAGAACCTACCCAATCAGCTTTAGCTGCATCAGGTGCAATCGGTAGAGTCATCTGAGCTGCGTTCAACTGAATCTCACGGAACAGAGGAGCAATAACTAGGTTCTCCTGAACTTCCTTCTCAATGTTAGTTGAGATGATATGCTCATAGTCTGTACTAGAAATCTGTCCCGACTGTGCTCCAGCGATAAGTGAAGTAGCAGTCCCACCAGCTTTCAAACGAATGCCTAGGTCTCCTGCCTTCTCTAGAAGAGCGTGTCCATGATCTGTATCTCCAAGTTCTTTTCCTAAGAGAGATGCAGTTAGAGCTGCAGTTTCAAATTCCGCATAATCAATGTCAGCACCCTTAGTACCTGCATGATCTGAGAACTCCATCTTGCTAGAGCGTAGGGACTCAATCTCCTGAGCCTTCTCAGCGATTTCTGCCTTAAGCTCCGTCATTACAACAGAAGCAGCTTCCTGCTTCTCATTCATACGAGTTTCTAGTTCTGTAACTAGACGCTCTGCTCCAGTCTGCCCAAGCTCTATAATAGCAGCTTTTTGAACTTCAGCAGCAGCTACAGCAGCTGCGCTCGCTTCAGCTTCAGCTTTTGCCTTTGACTCAGTCTCAGCCTGCTTCATAGCGATATCCGCTGCAGTCTTTTTAGCCACTTCTAACATCATTTCTTTAATCTGATTTTCATCCATTATCTTACTTTCCTTTTCTAAATGAGCACCTATAGTGTCATCCTCAGCACCAACTGGTGCATCATTTATAAATTGAGATTTAAAAGCCTCAAATTCCTCGTTAGCCCCATCAAAACTTTTAGCCAACGAGAAGAGGCTATCCGCATTTGCTGGAATTGATACAACAGACACTTCATGCAACTCTAAATCCTTGATCACAAAGATCTCGGTTTTAGAATCATAATCAGCATCTTTAACTCGAAAACCAACTGAGAATGCTTTTAAAATACCATCTTTTACAAGATTATATACACCCCCTGCCGACTCACTAATTTCTGCTACTATCTCAAGTCCTTTATCTGTAATATTATGTTCAACCATCTGCCCTATAGGCTGAGATCGATCATGGTACGCTAGAATAATAGGGTTCTTTAAATAATTGGTTAAAGCAGACTTGGTTTTCCAGGCTTCTTTTAGAATGACATCGCCAACTCTGTCTTTGTCAGTCGTATTAGCATAGCCCTTTATCAAGATACTACCGTTATCACCTTCCTTTTTTTCAAAGAGAGAATCAATATGGAATGTTTTATTTACTACCATCTTTTATCTCCTTCTGCTTAGGTTTAACCATAGGTTTAACCTTAGGTTTAACTACTAGTACTGCGATAGCTTCTTTTACTCGTAATTGCATTCGGGTAAAACGTTTAAATAATCTCTCAATCTTACGAAGAGGAATTGGTGTGTCGGGGTCGCTTTTATACTCGCCTTTAGACACAAACCCTTTCTTCTCAAAATAAGGTATTAATAATGCTATTTGTTCCTCTTTAGTCATATATCTCCTTTGAGTTTGGTTTAGGCTTTTTAGGAGCCCCACCTTCTTGTCCTGACACACCAGTAGCGGAGCCAGACACGTTAGCAGGTATTCGAACACTATCGAGTTCTGGATCCTGCAGCTCCGGCAGCCTTAACCGAACCCTAGCTTCAGCTCCCGTCATTATACCATTATTAACTAATGCAGTATAGTACTGAGCCTCGTCTTTAAGTTCAGGTCTTAATGCTTCCACATTTTGAGTTATCATTTCCATATCATAGGAGAAGAATCTCTCAAGGCCTGCTACTAGCTTTCTCACCATAGGTATTACAGTGTTTAAGTAGAATAAACGTAGATTCGGGTTAATGTTAGCATTATTTCCCGAGTCTAACAAAATAGGAGGAACACCTAGAGCTTTTAGTATTCTTAGCTCGTGAGCTTTTACAGCTTCTTCGAAGTCTAACTCTTTAAAGGTGTTTTGGTTTAGGGATTCAAGCTCTAAACCACCGTCTAAAATAAGAGGTCTTCGTCCTCCAGTTCGAGGGTTGAATTTACGTTTCCAAGTCTCTAAGAACCTTTCTTTAACTTTAGCAGATAAAGTATTAGGGCTCTTAATAACTAGTCCAGGTACTGCACCATTAGTAAAGAAGTTGTCTTGGAAGTCGTGCATCTTAGACAAAGTAACTAGAGTTCTGCTAGCAGAAGATAGTCTAGAGTCTCCTCGGAAAATCGAGTTGGATGAGTTCTCTTTAATATGTATGATCTCACTTGGCTGGAACTTCTTTTGTTCGTATTTATAGTGGTTAATGTAAGTCTTCTTATCTGTTACAATTTCCACGTTCTGTGCAGGTAGATGGTACAAGTGAGTCCCATCAAAGTATATAAACATATTACCTTCAGTAATTAAATCCAGGTATATGTTACGTCTAAATGTACTAATATCTTGATAAGGGTTTGGCCTATGATTCAGTAACTGACGCACCTTATTTACTCTAAGTAAGGAACCGCCTGCGAAAGGTAGTTTATCCCCTATATCAATATTTATCTGAGAAGCTGAGTCAACTAAAAGGTTTATGCCTCTATTAACTATTTCAACTTCTTTATATGCAACGTTATATCGTCTCCACGGTTTTGTGGTAGCTGCAGAGCCTTCAGAACCATGAATTTCTGGCTGCGCAGGGTTTAACTTTTCCCTTAATGTATCAAGTATCTTCATACTCTTTTATTCTCCGTTTGTCTACCCAGCGTTGTTGCTTGGGGCCAGTTGTAAGGTTAGGTCTCTTACCGTAAATACTGTGAAGCTTAAGGTGGTGTTTATGACATAGGGTTACTGTTTCATCGTACACATTGGTGTGCTCTTCCTCAATAAACCTATCACGAACTGCCACTATATCTTCTGCAGTTTTTACGGTAATTCCATTCTCTCTTAACCATTTCTCGAGTAGCTCAGTCATCCCGTAGTAGTGGTGAAAGTCTAAAGTTTCTTTACTCCCACATATTCGGCACTCAGAGTCTTTATTGTAAGCACTTTTAGCCCTATCACGGACATACTTAACAATATCTCTTTTTAGTTCTGTCATTATAAAATTCCATTATTTATACGCCATTATAACCCTTTTAACCAAAAATGTCAAGAGGTATTTTTGGGCAACTCCAAAGTTAAACGGTGATATACGCCGCTACAAAAGTGTATAAAGCGTACCTCAAAGCATCCGCCATATGAGAAGCACTATTGTGTACAGGCTTCTCTTTTAGTAAGTTACGATTAGGGTCCCATTGATACTGATCCATAGACATTAAGGAGTGAGCACAAGTTTGTTCCACCCGTAACTTATTGTTATCTATGATAGTAGCTACAGAAGAGATACCTGCTAAAACATCTTTAGTGGCGTTAACTGTAGATATACCATAATCTTGTGCTAAATCCCATCTCATCTGTTGAGCAGCTGAATCAATATAAATAACGTCAATATCATATTGAGCTATCAAAGCACTGATCTTTTCAGCATGTTGTTCTGTAGTTCTTTCAGCCTCTAAGTACTCCGCTAATAGATAGTATCTTTGTGTATCCCAATCGAAAGCTAAGACACAAAAAGCAGTAGGATCTCTGTAACCTACGTCTAGTCCGGCAAAGATATCCATTTTAGAGTAGTCCAGTTCGCTAAGATCTTCTACACAAGCTTCAAAATCAAAGTTCCATATTTGTCCTTCGAATTGGTTAAAGTCAGCTAAGTACTCCTGCGCGAACTCAGCAGAAGACATTCCGATTTTAGCCTCTCTAATATCACTCGCGCTAACTCTAGGGTTTTCATGGTAGGTGGCATGAACGCTAGCCCAGTCTTTGAATTCGGGGGAGAAGCCACGGTGGTAGAAATCCGCAAACCAGTTATTACGACCACGAGGTGTTGAAATAAATATTGCTTTAGAAGCGGGCTTGTCTAAGGTAGGTCTAAGGGCTACATTGAAAGCTTCTAAACCATTAGATAATGCGGCTTCATCAAAAATAATTAAGTCGTACGATCTACCCACTACAGAATCTACTTGGTTAACTGAGCCCATACGTACTGTGGACCCGTTGCTCAGTTCAATGATCTTATCTTTAGCGTTATCTCGAGTTAGTTCTAAATCAAAGTGTTTTATTAGATTACGTTGTAAGTCAAAGGAAATCTGGGACAACGAATAATTTGGGCTCATAATAAGAATATTAGTCCCAGGTACTAAAGCAGTTAGTTGGCCTATAATATTAGCTATATAGGTTTTGCCCTGGCGGCGGGATAGTGCGGCAACTATAAACCGGTATTTCGGGTTATTGATTGCATTTAGTAAGGCGATTTGGGACCTTATCGGCTCTATACCTAAGAGTTCCATATAACTTTGTATAGGGAGTTTTATAAATCTTTTATCGGGTGGGAAGTCTTGAAGTTCTTCAGAGCTAATATCCGGTCTACTTACTTTTAACATATTTGGGGGGTCCTTTATAAAAACAAAAGCCGGTTACACACTAGAATCCCCGATATCCTAGAATGTACCAGCCTCTGAACTTCTATGGGGGCTAAAAACTTTTAGATTCCCTTGAGTTTTTATTATTTATCCTTCTTTGAGAAGTTTCTGCATTAGTTCGCCGTAGTTGCCGGACCCGAAAGGGGTTTCATTTATCTGAACATTAGTCTGTTGTTTAATACTACTTTGTTCAGCTTTAATTAGGTCTGCTTGAGCCTTGAGCTCATCTATTCGCATTTTGTGTGCTAAAGTTAGTAGATCAGCGATATCTTTGTTGGAACCCATTTCGGATTCCTCTAATTCGGCCAACTTTTTATCTATAATTTGGTCCAGGGTGGCGGATAGTTTGAACCTATTTCTATAGCCTATATCTAAGAAGGCTGCATCCACATAATTCTTTACTTCCCTTTTTGCAAGGTAAGAAGATACTTCCGATTCGCTGATGTTTAAAGTATCTGCCGTTTCTGCTAGATTCATTGTTTGCAAGTAAGTTTCAGCTACCGCTAAAGCTTCTGGGGCGATTTGCACGGTTAAGTCCGACATTTTTTACTCCTCTAAATTTAACCTTCATTATACCCTCTTTCATCAAAAAAGTCAAGAAATATTTTTTTATTGCTCTGCGGATTATCTCTTGCGTTTTTGAAAATTACCAAAGTTTTACACGTATAAGCTTTACACGTATAAGCTTTACACGTATAAGCTTTACACGTATAAGCTTTACACGTATAAGCTTTACACGTATAAGCTTTACACGTATAAGCTTTACACGTATAAGCTTTACACGTATAAGC